TCAGTAACAAAAGAAGATCCTGTTTGTGTCTTGTACTTCTTGCCATCTACTTCTAGTGCATCAACCTTGCCATACTTAGATACATCTTGTGTAACCTTTAAGTATGAATCTAGGCCACGTGTAGCGTTCTTACCGCCTTCTGATACATCTGCAAGTAAATTGTCAATGTCACCGTGTTTGATATAGCGTGCTAGTAAATCTGCACTGCGCTGATCTAACTTAGCTCCAAGGCTTGACTTAGTAACCGCATCTGCCATTACTGTACGAGCAGCATTGATATCTCCAGATTCAAGCGCTTTTTTCATAGCAGCTTGGCCTTCTGAAATATCAGACTTGCGAAGTAGTTTATTAACAAAACCTAGATCGCCATTGCCTGCAGCAATCTGCAGTTTAGTGTTAAGCAAACGTCCCTTTACCAAGCCCCAGGCTGAATCGCCTACTGCAATGTGAATCATAAGATCTTCTGCTGCGTTACGTACGGCAAAGCGAGGACCGGCAAGAGTTCCAAATGACCAAGCATCTGTGAGCTTAGATGCCCACTTCTTGTAGTTAGGTCCAAACATCTTTGCAAACAAAGTTTGACGTGATGCAAGTAGATCCATCTGGTACAAAGAAGGTACAGCAATACCAGATGATAACTGTGTGTCATCAATCGCCATTGCCTGACCATTAAAGACTGCTGGGTTTTCTACCTTGGTGCCAATCTCTGCACCTGCTTCATCAAGTTCCTTGACAATACGGTTAGATGCGTACTGTTGTGGAATCTTACCGTTCTGAACAGCAAGGTAATCTAACCCTGCTTCACCCTTTGATAACTGACGAATCTCAGCGTAGGTGTTCCAGATACCTAAAAATACTTGACGCTTCTGACCTTCATCTCCTGCAGCAAATGCTTCCTTGAGGATCTGAGAGTGGTAGCGAGTGTTAGTCATACGTGCTAGACGGTAGACCTGCTCTGCTGCATCAGGTGCGTTAACATCAAAGAAGCCATTCTTGAAGTACGGAATGATTGCAAACTTCTTAGCAAAGCGATCTAACTTGCCGTTGATTTGACTAAAGCTAAGACGGTATGAACCATCTTGCTTAATCTTTCCAACACCACGTTCTAACTTTGCAATCTGCTCTGCGTTATTAAATAAACCAGTAGCAATATCGCCGTACTGAATTTCATCTGCGCCATAGGCTGCATCTACTAGAGCACGACCTGACTTGTTAATATCAAGGATCTTATTACCAGTAGTAAGGGCTGCAATACGTGCCTTACGGGCAGTATCTAAACGTGGAATCAAAGCTGTCTTGCGAGCACCTTGACCCTGCATAATAAAACGAATGTCTTCTGCGTTAGCAAGATAGTTCTTAGCAGTAGCTGCATCCTTAACACCAGCGCGGATAAACTCATCTACAGCTGCTGGACCAAACTCTGGAGCAATACGCTTGAGGTTAGTTGCTGCCTCTACGCCTGCCTTAAGATCTCCTGCTTTACGAGCTGTTGATAACTTATCTAGTTCAGCACCATAGGTATTAAAGAAGTCAACAATCTTGCCATCTTTAAATACACGTTCTACTTGCTGTGTATCTTGCGCTGTGCGCAGAATCGAACGTCCATAAGTTCCTGGAGACTTACCCAAGATTGTAAACAAAGCAAAGTTTCCTGCATCGTAGGCTTTCTTAGCCTTACCTAATGCAAGTGTTGGATCTGCAAATACGCGGTATGCAGCATCACCAATACCAGAGATTCCCTTGTAAAGAATGCCTGAGCCTTCCAAGTTTCCTGGAAGTAATAGGTTTGCTAACTGACGACCAGGTGAGTACTTAGCAGCTTGAACAGCATCTAGTGCATCTTGAAATAATTTGTCTTGATTCTGTGCAGCACCTGCTGCAATCTTCTTCTGAGTATCAGTACCAGATGCAACAATCTCATCAAGAGATACGCCCTCTGCTACCTTCATAGCAACATCAATCATATCGCTGCCATACTTGGTCTTAGCGTTAGAGATACGATCTGGGCTAAATACTTTATCGCCCTTATCGTTTGCAATTTGAAATGCTTTGCCAAGGTCTACGCCCTGATCTAACGCAATAGCACCTGTACGGTACAAGCGAGTCATAAAATCTGAAACTTCGTTAAGCGCCTTAAAAGGTGCAGCAATAGTTGTCTTTACTGCATTAGTCATATAGTGCAGTGAGTTACCCAACCATCCTTGGTTTGGCTTTGTATCTCCACCAAACATCGCAACGTGTGCGTTCTGTTGGTCTGGAGTAAGTTGAGAAAAAGCAGCCTGTGCTTGAGTTGCAGGCATAGCAAGAAGGTTACGGTGGGAATCTAATAACTTAGATAGACCATCAACCTGTGTTTGCTGTTGCGCATTAAGACCTGCTTGCAGGGCTGCTGATTGGAGGTTTGGATTTGCCAATTACATACCTCGTGATAAAGCCTGCTGGTAAAGGATTCCTATTTCTCCAGTTTGATCGTAAGGAAGCATTTGAGCAAGCGTGTCAGAAATCTTTGTTTGTGCAAACTGTGATTGCATCATTAGCGCTTCTGGTCCTGCGCCTGGTCCCATTGCAATACCTTGAGTTACAGGTTCATTAGGACGTTGTGATGGAGCAAAGAGTGAAGTAATAGCCTCTTGTGGTGCAGCCTGTGCTGCAGCTTGGCGTACCTGTGTATTAGTTGCACCGCGTACATCTGGAGTTGTTGCTACTGGTGCACCCTGCATCTGTTGTTGCATAGCAACGCCGTCACCGTAACCGGTTGACTGATACTGCAGATCTGTTCGCTTTGCGAATTTACCAGGACCTGAAACGCCCTGCATAGGATTAGTTGCATCCTCAAGCGCCATCGTCGTCCTCCGTAATTGATTCTAAATCTACTGAAAATTTTTCCCAGACATTATTGATCTGAGTTTCTCTGTTTGCGTTATAGATAGATAGCTGCATTAGCTCTTCTGTTAATACATCTAACGCTGATGTTAGGTTGTGCAGGAAACCTGCACCAATAACCAAGAAGTCGGCAAGGCGTACCGGACGGCGTACTTTATCTTCTTCCATCCGGCACCCCTCGCACATAAAATTGTTATCCCTTGCTGACTTTCTTACCAGGCTTCGCTGCTCCAGCGAAAGGTTCCATTACCTTACCGCCCTGAACTTTGTCGCCTTCCTTCTTGCCCTCAACTGGCTTGGCCATTGATGCTGGGGCGTGTGTTCCTTTTCTCATTATTGCACCTCCTTCTCTTTATGCCGCGCCGCCGATTGAGGCGAGCAATGATGCAATGTCTGGTCGTCCTTGTGGTGCACCAGGTGCAGGGGCCACACCGCCAGGTTGTACTGGAGTAGGCTGCGAGGCAGGAGCGGGGGCCGCACCTGCACCTAATGCTTGAGGCAATGCCTCTGGTTGTGGAGCTGGCGCGAACGCCTTCTCAACAATATCTTCAAGTAGTTGGCCCTTTTGACGGCCCTTAATTACATCTGCGATTCGTGAAATAATTGTTTCAACATCCTGGCCTTGCGCTGCAAGGGTTGGAACAGCCTGTGCATATTGAGCCACTGCCACTCGTAACGCATCACGCATCTCTTCAATGTCAACCTTTTGTTCTTCTTGTGTGATGTTGATATCAACTGGAAGTTCACGACGCACATAATCACGTGAAACAAGTTTGTCTGAGCGCATCTGTAGCAACGCTACGATTGCGTTGTTTGGATTCATACCAGACATAATTCCGTAACGAACATCTACAGAGTAATCTCCGCCAATATCCTTTGATGGAATGTATGTCATTGTGTATGGCATACCATCATCGTTGCCACGGATTTCTTTCTTTTGAGATCCAAAGATCTTCTCATCTACCTTAAAGCATAGTGAGATAAGTTCTGTAAAGAATAATGCGAACTGTGCCTGAGCTGCCTTGATCTGTGTATCAAACCCAGCTTGTAGTGCTTGAACTCCACGACCTGTGACAACTGATGCGTCAATCTGTCCACCACGTACTTCTGGGTAACGAGCACCAACGCGTAGTTCTTTATCCAATACAGATGATTCTGTAAACACACCAGCTGGTAGTTCCAATGGAACACGACGGATTTGCTGTGGGTTTGCAGAACGCATAATTGAATCAGGGCCGAGTGCCAATTCCTGTACGTCTTGTGGAATGGCTATAGGAGCCTGGATTGACTTTTCAGCTGCCTGAATCTGTAGAACAGCAAAGCGAGCTTTAGCAAGCTGTACTGCCAAAATGTCATCGAACTGACCGCGTGCTTCACCATCAATAGATGAACGCATCTTTACAGATACTAGACACTCACCGACTGGGTTTGGTGTTCGAGATAGAACTAGATCCTTACGCTCTGGGCAGTAAAGAACATCCTGCTCCTTGTCGTGGTAACGAACAAGGGACAGGTATGGAGAACCCGGTGTGTAAAGATTGCGGTTTAAAATTTGGTTTGCGTGTTCAGGAAACATTGATGCAAGTGCATCAGCATCCATACCAACGATC